AACAATCACATCAACACCTGAGTAGAATCCAATTAGTAATTGACTAAAGTCACCGAATATCATTGCTGATAAACCTGTGCCTGAACCTTGTGTAAGGTCACTTGGTACAAGTGTGCTTGATAGGTAGTCATAACCTAGAATTGAATTATCGTTCTCAAGAATGAAGTTTGATGATGTATCAGCACTTGACTTAAGAACTCTTCTTAACTTAGAAGTTAATTTAGCGTTACCTAAGAATCTTAGTGAACCTTCATTAAGAATTGCATTTGATGCTTCAACCAATCTAATTAACTCAACAACATTTTCGTATGATGGTGCTGCACCATTAGTAGCAGCAGTAATTACGTTACCTGAAGCAACGCCACCTAGAACACCTGTTGGCTCATTAGAACCGCCACCTTCGATTGCAACTTCATCGATTTTTCTAGCAAATGTAGCTACGATATCGTTTCTGATTACAGCTTCGATTGATGGGTCTGATTGCATCATTAGTTTTCTTGAAATGTCTACTTGTGCAGCCAGTGTCTTAGGTGACATTGTGACTTGTGCAAAAGTTGCATTTCCTTCTGATGGTGCATTGTTTTCAGCAACAAAACCTACATTTGATGTTTCTGCTGACATTTTAGGAATAGCGACATCGCCTTTAAGTCCTTGAAGAACTCTAGCACCAGCTTGGTTTACAACTAGCTTGGCTTTTAGAGCTTCGATGAACTCATTTCCTAAGTGATCTGTTGGCTTCAAGAAACCACCAACATTGTTTGTGCCGACTACTTGATCAGCCCTGAAAGCAATGTTTGTTGGCATATAGAAACCTCTAGCTTCTTTACCTGATTTAGCAGCGATTTCATCTGAAACCTCTTTTTCTAAACCTGATAAAGTACCAGTAGCACTTTCTCTAACAGCTTTTAGAAGTGAGTATTCTCTTACTTCTGTTTCATTCATATCCACATTTGATGGTAAATCAAGTGGCTTATCGTTTGCGATTGTCTCTAAAAGTGTTCCTCTGAATTGTGCAAGAGTAGCACCATTTGCTATAGCTTCATTAGCTAAATCTCTCTTGTTGTGCTGGACACCAAGCTCGATGATAGCTTTTGCTTCTTTAGCAAAGTCTCTCTTCATATCTTCAAGGTTCACTTCTGGAGCATTGTTTTCAACATTATCCATTTTTATATCCTTGTTTAAATTTTGGTTAATCTTAATTTGTGCCTTTTTCTCCTTTGACCTAGCAAAGCCGACAAGCCTGCTTTGGTCTGCTGGAATGGATACAGCACTTACTTCCAGAGGCGACCAAGAATTTACTCTATAAATGGGAACACCATCTCTCTCTTCTTCCTCTTTTTGCATACTGTTGACTTGATAACCAACAGATATGTTTTGTCGTATGCCATCTAGTACATCTCTATAGACTTCATCAGCCATTTGGTTTTTAGAGAAGCGTACTTTAGCTACTGTTCTTTTGTTTTCTGTGTCGATACTAAATTCTTCAACCACACCGATTTGCTTAGTAGCATCGTGGTCTAGTAATAATGGGCTTCTGCCTTGTGCCATGAAAGCCATATCTATCTCATCTTCGTTATGCCCTAATACTTCCATGCCGAATCTTCTTTCGACTGGTTCTTCACTAGAGACACCAATCATAATTGTTCTGTTTTCTTCGTCTATTTTTGTTCTATCAAATTCAAAAGCTCTTTGTAGATTTTCTTCAGCGTAGAATCGCAAGGCATCTTCATTTGCCTGTGCGACATATTCTTCTTCTGCTATTTGGTCAATTTCTTCTTTATCAAGACTTCTCTCTTCGTCATCGTTTTCTCTAATAGGATTTATTTTTGTTAGTGTTGAAAACTTATGACCAACTAGTGTGTCGCTTTCTTCGCCACCACGATACACTCTAATAAGTGCTGCTGGGTCATCTTCTGAGCCTGTAACTGTAAAATCGCTATCAGGAATATCAATAGTGCCGTCTCGTTCAATTCTTTCAATCTTACCTCTAGCACGACCACCTGCTGTATTCCAAGATACAAAGTCACCAACTTTTAAGGCATCAGGAGCAGCTCTTTCTTCTTCGTCATCGTGATAAGGTCTTGCTTCATCATTTTCTTCTGACATAGATTTGCCAAATTCTATAATGTATGAATCTTCTGTTTCACGCACATCTTTAATATGTCTTTCTACTTTATTGTCCATATCTTCTGCCATTCTACCATCATCTTCTTTCTTAAGTCTATCTACAATCGTTTTTGACCACCTAAAACCTGCATCACCACCCCACAAAGCCCAAGCAATGCGACCATTTGAGGGAAAGCCTTTTTCATCAGGGGTAAAACCTTCGCCCTGTTTGTCTACTTCATGTCTTGAAAAGAATGAGAACATTCTTTTAACAGTGGATTCTGAAAGGTTTTCGCCATTGACTATTTGATTTGCTCTGGTCAAGCCTATTCTTGTGCCACCACGACCATGTTCTTTTCGCCAATCTAAGCCCTTTTGGGCTTCTGCTTTCATGCCTTGTGTTGGTTTATAGCTTGCCATTTTTAGTTTTCTTCCATTTGTATTTTTTGGCATTTGCCATATTTTTACCAAAAATCATATCCCAACCTGCATCAAACTTTTCTTTGTCTGTTGGTCTTTGTTTACTCCCCTTGCTCATCTTCATCCCCATCTTCTTGCACTTCAGGGTCTATCGGCATCTTCATAGCACCGAATGGCTGATATGCAGTTTTGATATCGTATTGTTTAGCAAGTTCTTCTTCTCTTTGGTGTTGTTCAAATAATTCTTCAACATCTCGACCATAGTTCGCTTGAATATCTTGCATAGTCACAACACCTGCATTTAGACCATCGACATTGGCTTTGACTTCCTTAACAGGGTCAATCCAACCCCAACTTCTAGGATTAAATTCAACATTGTCAGCAAATTTGTTGTATTTATCGGGTGGTAGTAAAAAACCATCTTTAAAAGACATGGTTTGTAGTAACCATTTTTCAAATATAGGTTCAATAAAGTGGTCAATCATAAATCTTTGCAAGATTCTAAAATTATCTCTTTCTTCTAATGTGCCTTGTCTGATAGAAGAATAATTAACACCTTCTAGGTTGTTAGCTAATGAAACATAAGAAACACCAAGACCTGATGCTATCCCACGCAATACTGATTTATGAAATGAATCAAAACCTGATGTTGGGTGTTGTGGATCGAAAGTTTGAAAGTTCATGCCATCTGGTAATTGCTCAAATGTCCCAGCTTCAGCGTTCATGATTGGTGTGTAATCATTATCGGTATCTTCGCCTGTGTAGCCATCGCCTGCAGGTGAAGTAAAGAAGCCCATCTTAGATGCACCAACTCGAGCTGCGACTAATTCTGCTTCTTCATAACCATCAAGCATTTTCAATCTATTAAGTGCTGTAGTCATAAATGGTAGACCTCTGGTTTGTTCTGGTCTTTCAGGTTGATAGGCATGAATGATATCTTCGGCTGGTACTTCGGTGTGTGTTCTGTCGTATGTACCAAATTGTGTATTGTGTGGATGTTCTTTAAAAAGATAATAGCTGACAGGTTTTTTATATTTATCTAACTTAACACCCATGATGATTTCTTGACCATTGTTCATTACTTTATTTTCTTCTTCATCAAGATAATCAGCATCTAGGAATTGGATACGATATGGGTCGTTAGGATTGTTTGAGGTAATGTGTCTAATTAAAACTTCACCATCTCTGGCTAGTGTTTCTATGAATAGTTTTTGGGCATCTAAAAATGACATCTTGCCATCAATAGTACAATTACCTCTCTTGCCCCATCTTTTCCATTCTCTTTCTAAAACATTGTTACCAATGATATCTAAACTATTGTCTGCATTCCGTGCTTTGGATTGCATCCTAATACCATTTTGACCAACCACATTGGTTACTAAAAGTTGTAAATATCTTTTAGCATAATCGTTGTTGCGTGATTGCTCACGACATCTGTCTCTAATCTTTCTAAGATTGAATCTGATATTACTATCAGCATTGCTTGAGCCACTAACCCAATCAGCAAACAAGTTACCAGATTGACTAGCCTTGTAGTTGCGTATTTTTTTTGCTGTTTTTTTGCGTTGTTTAAATAAATTGTCCCAGATTGCCATGTTTAAAACCTTACTTTGATGGTGTTGCCTGTGTCTTGTTCGTTTTTAATTCTAGCTTTTTTTAGTTCTTCGTTGTATTCGGCTCGATATCTATTGCGAAATGTTAATAAATCATCGACTGACATTCTTGATAATGAACGACCTGCAATGCTGTAGCTCATTTGGTCTTGCGATGCACGACCCTCAATAGTTGCTTGGATAGCATCTAGCACTTTCTTAGCATGACTTCTGTGATCGGCATTGGTATCAGCAAAGTTTATCTCTATTTTTGTAATGCCTTCATCTACTGCTATTCTTTCACTGTCGCTACTTCTAGTAATGAAAGCATACCAATGAAAATCACCAGTGGCATAAGCAGCAGTGGTCGCACTTGCTACCTCAATTATATAATCATCTGATGTTTCTGTTGCTGTCAGTGTGAATTTATGTGAACCACCACCACCTGAATCTTCATGAAACTCATAGGTTAATGCGTAATCTGCTGTTGGGTAATCAGCAACTAAGTCAGGTCGTCTCCAAGCCCATCTGTCGCCTACTACTAAAAGGTCTGGTTCTTGCGTTGGGTAGTTTTCTCTATCAAATAAATTTGCCATGTTGAATACTTTAATCTAAATTATAGCTATTCTTTCCAAGAATTGACAAAATTTCTTGGGTTTCTCCTGTATAATCGCCTTCTTTCTTGTATTAATGATGATTTTTGTTGAATATTTTGTTGTTGTTTTGCTTTTGGGTCTGTTGCTGCCAATTTTTCGAAATTTGGTTGCAGAATATGGATTGCTGCAAGAGCATAGACAAAATTATCCAAACTTTCATTTCTTTGCCTTGTTTGTTTCCATACTAATGTCTTTTTTCCTCTTACAAATTTTGCTACTCGTTTTTCAGCAGTAAGTTGTTTGAAATATTCTTCATCGACTGTATTAGGAAAATGTATTAGGTTGGTTTTGTCATCTTTTAGTCTTGCATGAATAAACTCTTTAGCTGTATCTGTCCCTATGCTGTAAAGTGCAGTTCTTCTCCTGCCAACAAATGTTGGTCTTGATGCAATGGGTTTACCAGCTTGTGATGCACCTTTGATAGCAAATATTCTTCTTTGGTTGTTACCACGACAAAAAGCATAAACCATATCAGTATGGTGTCCACCACTATCTATACAGGTAGCTGCTATTGGCAGCTTTTTGCCATCTTCTTTCTGATATATCGTTTTTAAAAATTCATCTAATTCTTGCCAGACTTCTTTAGTTGCAGGATTGCCCCAAATGATCTTGTATTCTAAAACCCATGCTTCTGTGTTATCGCCCCAACCAATCACTTGTACTTCTAACCTATCTTTTTGGGTATCAACACCTGTTGTGATAGCTAAAACATCTTGTGGTACAGCTTCATGGTTGTATTGCTCACATTTTGACATCAAACCTTCAGCTTCAATTTCTTCACCCTGTTCTTCCCATGTTTCACCAAGTGTTGTGTTGATGAAGGTTTGTAATAATTCAGGTGATTTTTTCGCTTCTAAGAAATCTTGGACTAATTCTACCCAAGTTCTAAAAGGTGAATATAGCTCAGAAATATGAAAGCCAACTTTTTTTGATTCTGCTTGTGCTGCCCATTCACCATTTAACAACATCCATTGTTTTTTACTTTCAGGAATAATTGCTCCACAATGTTTACATGATAGTGAAGCTGTTTCAGGTTTATTTTCAAGCCATGTTATTTGTTGCCATTTTAGCTCTTGCTTTTGGTTACATTC